CATTACATCGGCGGTGCTGCTGGAACCGGCACTGGTGCGGGCGGTTCGCCATTCCCGACGCCGGCTGCGGTGCAGGGCCAGCAGAAGACCACAGCCGACATGGCGGACCATTTCACGGGTCTGAACGCGAGCGCGCAGAGTCTGCCGCTCGTGACCGGTCTGACCAAGACCATCGAGAGCTTGGCGCCCTCCGCGTTCACCGGTCCGGGCGGCGACAAGAAGCAGTACATGGCGGGCCTCCTTCGCGGCTTCGGAATCAACGCGACTGGCGACGCGCAGACGGATACCAACCTGCTGAACAAGGCGATGGCACAATTGAACATCTCCACGCCAGCCGGCACGGATGCTGCGCGCGCGCTGGTCGAGGCCGGGCAGCCGAACTCGCACATGGATCCGGATGCCATCAAGGAGGCCGCCGGGACGCTGCGCGGTCAAGTCATGATGAACCAAGCCGAACGAAATTTCCTGCAGACGACGCGCCTGTCCAACCGCGGCGCGGGTGATCCGCAGGCGTACCAGGAAGGACGGCAACAATTCGAGGCCAGCGCTGACCCTCGCATCTGGCAGTACCAGGACCTCGCCAAGAGCAATCCGGCCGCGGCGCGCGCCTTCATTGCTAGGCAGCCGGATAAGGCCGACCTGGTGCGCAAGGCCGGCGCGCTCGAGCAGATGGGATTTTTCCGGTGAACCTATCGGAGCAGATGCAGCTTGACGCGGGTCCTGCGGCTGCGCCGGATCAGTCTGCACCGCAGAGCTTAAGCGCCCGCATGGCGCAGGATATTGCGCCGCAAACAGTCAGCAGTCGCATGGCTCAGGATATGACTGCCGCTGCACCGGAATCGAAACCGACAGAGCAGCCCAAGCTGCAACAGAGCGCATTCGGCGGTGGTGGCTGGGAGGGCTTCGCGAAGCTGGCGACCGGCGCCACGGCGAACGTCTACGGCGGGTTCAAGGGCGCCGGAATGCTCGCCGCCGGCTCATCGCTGGACGACGCCGTGAATGCGATCCATGCGGCCCAGAACGATTACACCTACGAGCCCAAGACGCAGGAAGGCAAGGACGTGGCGGCGATCTTGTCCAAGCCGGGGGAATGGCTCGGGAAGATCGGCGGCAAGATCGGCGAGGCAGTACAGGAGGCCGGCTCGCCGGAGCATCCGTTCTACCTGGAAGGCCAGGAGGTCACGGTTCCGAGCAGCGTGCGCGCTGGCCTTGCCACGGCGGCCGATGTCGGGACGCAATTTGCCGGTCCTGTGGCCGCCATGCGGGCGCTGGGGCGTGTGCTGCCAAAGGGTGTTCCATCGGGTGGCCCTCCGGTGCCGGAAGGCGCTGCAGGCCTTGTACAGCCCTCAGAGGGCGCCGCTGGCGCAGCTGCAGCCAAGCCAGTGGCACCGGTGTTCGAACAGCCTGCGGAGCCGATCCCAGGCGCCCAGCCGGCCACTCCGCCCGCCGCGGCTGCCGATGTTGCGGCGCGCAAAGCCGTTCTGAACCGGATCGGCCTGCCGCAAGCGAGAGAGAGCGCCGTCAATGCCGACGCCGGGGCGGCTTCGACCGACTTTCAACAGGCCAAGCTCGACAGTCCTGACGGCAAGGCGATGCAGGCGCAGCTTGGCATGGAGCGCCAGGCGCTGCAGAACCACGCCGAAGGCATCGTGCGCGACACTGGCGGCACGGTCGGCATGGACGAGACCGCGCGCATTCTTAAGGGCAACACCATCCTGGCACCGCTCGATGCGCTGGGCGAATGGTTCAACACGCAGACCAAGGCACTGTACACAGCGGCGCGCGCCAAGGCCGGCGACACGCCGGTCGCGATGGACAACCTTAAGGCGCTGGCTGGCGACGAATCTAACTTCCTCGGAACCACCGAAGGCGAGGCGCTGTACAAGGGGTTACAGGCGCGCATGGGCAAGCTTGGCGTGGGCGATGAGGCCACGGTCGGCAACGCCGAAAACCTGCGCCAGTGGCTTAACGACAATTGGACGCCGCGCACGTCGCGCTTTGTCGGACAGCTCAAAAACGCCATCGACGATGATGTCACCTCGTCGGCCGGCTCGGACGTGTTTCAGCAGGCGCGCGCCATGCGGGCGTTGCGGGCGCGCACGCTGGAGGATCCGAACGGGATTGCCAAGCTCATCGATGCCAACGGCCCCGGCGGCATCAACCGGGCCGTGCCGGTGGAAAAGATTCCGGACATGCTCACGACGCTGCCGAGCGCGCAGTTCACGCACGTCACCAACGTGCTTAAGAATCTGCCGCCGGAGATTCAGCCGCTGGGCGATGCGGCGCTGTCCGAGATAAAGGCGCACATGGCAAACCGCGTGGCAGACGCCGGCGGCAAGACGGCGACGCAGTGGAATGCCAAGGGCGTTGCCACCGAGCTCGCGCGCAATTCGAGCCGCTATCAGCAGGTCTTTTCACCGCAGGAAATCTCTGCACTGCAGGATCTGAATCAGGCCGGCAACATCTTGCACGTCAATGCGAGCTATCCAGGCGCCCCAGTGCAGGGCGCGAACCTGATACAGCGCGGCGCTATGAAGGTGATCCCAGCGACCGGTGCGGCGGCCGGCGGTCTGGCGGGCGGCTTGTTCGGATTCCCGGGAACCGGTGCGGCAGCCGGCGCGGCTGGCGGCGAGGCGTTAGCGCAAAGTCTGGCGGCGCGCTCAGCGCTTCGCAGTGTTCGGTCCCGCATCGTGCCGACCACCCCATAGCGGACGGTTCAGCAGATGCTGACTCATGCTTTTGCGACCGAGCCGCGTTTGCCACCACCAGTACAGGCGAAGAAATAGGATCGCGATGAAAAGGTCGAGCAGCATGCGGCAAGTCTACGCCGGAAAGGCGGTGAGATAAATGGCCGCTACCGTCTCCCTCTGCTCCGTCCCGACGCTGCAATTTCTCGACAACCGAGGCGTGCCGGCTGCGGGCGGAACCGTTCTTACGCAAGTCGGCGGCGTCAACTATCCGACCTATCAGGACTCAGGCGGCACCACCGCCTTGCCGAACCCGATCCCGCTGAATGCTCGCGGCGAGATTTCGAACGCAACGGGCGCGACGTGCCAGCTATTCCTGGTGACGGGCCAAATCTACACGTTCACTGTTTTCGATGTTAACAGCAATCAGATCGACAGCTTCGGCTACATGGTGGCGAATGCGACCTCGGCCGATATCGCCAATCTGCAATCGCAGATCAACGCGTTCGCCACTTCGTTCACGACCGGCACGCTCACGGTCACCGGGTCCACCAGCCTTGAGGCTCTTACAGTCGATGCGATCACGGCCGACTCGATCGCTGCGGCCGGTGCATCTTCGCTCGGAGCGCTCACGCTCAGCGGCAACCTGGCGATGGGCGGCAACTCTATTACGGGGGCCGTCAACGGAACATTTAGCGGCGCTGTCACCGCCGCGAGTTTCTCAACGACCGCGCCCAATGCGGCCTCATTCCTGACGAGCGGTGTTACCAACAGCGGCAGCATCGTCAATTTCAATGTGAACGGATCATCGATCGGCAGCGGCATCACCAACTCGGCCGGCACGGTCACCTTCGCCAATGCCGGCACATATGACGTGATGTTCAGCGGCCTTTTTTCTCAACCTTCAGCCTCGATCAACATCAACACCAACATCTATTTCGGCGGCACTGCCAATACGATCGTGGGACCGGTCGCGGCGAATGGGCAACAGCTATCGATCACCGGGGCCAACGGCGACGTGGGAGCGCCCTACAGCATGCGCGCCATCGTCATCACGAGTGCTGCCAATCAGACGCTCACGGTCGCCTCCGCGCTCGCATTCAGCGGTACGTATCAGGTCACGGCTGGGGCCTACATCACGATCAGCCAGAGATAACAGGAGGTCAGCATGAGCACCATTCTTCCGTACCTGATCGGCTTCGTGGTCGGCGCCGTGCCGGGCGCGCTCTTTGGCGTGCTATGGGGCCGCAAACATCCGAAGACGGTCGCAACGGCCGTCGAAATCGCCAAGAAACTGTGATCGAACAGGTATGGACCGTCGTGCAGGCGCATCCGGAAACCGACGTGGTAGAAATCATCGCGATGCTTCCGAAGGGCCTGGAGCACCACGCGCGCACGCTTGCGCAGACGCTCTCGATCGGCGCGCCGCACAATCGCGCCTCTGCGCTCCTGATGAACAAGACCGACGCCGTGCGCGCGCTGATGCTGACGCAATTCGGGATCGAATTGACGCTTAAAGCCGTCGCATCGACGGATTCAGGATCGCCCTGACCTCCTTTTCCCGCGATGGGCATTAGCGGCAATCGGGTTACTGTGCGCGCTGCGGCGTCACAGGAGCTTAGGAGATGGCCGATTCCACACCGGCCGCCGAGGCCCTGACCGCCGCGACCACCAGTCCGGCGCTGCTGCAACTCGCGGCAACAGTCGAAGCGCTGGCCGTGCAATGGTTCCAGCCGCTGAATGTCGTGCTGGTCGTGGGCATCGTGATGTTCGCCAGGTTTATGCACAAGGCGAACCAGCGCGCCGATTTCAGCCTGGTCGATGCGCTGCGCGGGCCGGACGGCAAAGCGTCGATGAAGCTCGTCGGGTACGTGGTCGCCCTTATTCTCGGCTCCTGGGCGCTGATGAATTGCGCCACGAGCTGGCAGACGCAGCCGAATCAATTCGTCGAAGTCTTCGGGATCTACCTCATCGCGCTGGTCGCTCCGAAGATTCTCGCCGAGTACATCCAGGCCAAGTACCGCGGCACCGGCAAGGAAGAAGACCGCAGGAAAGACGATGAGCGCCGACCATAACGACGGCCTCACGATCGCGCAGCTCGTGCGCGTGGCCGCCGCTCAGTTCGTGCGCGAGGCGCGGCGAGGAACCGATCCGCTTGGGCTGCGCTTCGATCTATACCGGCGCGTGGAAGTGCCAGACCGCGCGCTGACGATCCTGAAGCGCCCGCACCTTGTCGCCGTGCGGATCAAGGTGACCTGCGAGTCGCTGCTGTTCGAAGGCGCGGGCGTGGCCGGTACGGTTATCCCGCCGGCTTCTTTGCCGTCACGGTGATCCGCTGGGTGCGTTCGCTGTAACGCTGCTGCCAGCCTGCGACCTGGCCGGCGAGCTTGCGATTCGCTTCTGCAAGTCGCTGATTTTCCCGTTGAGCTTCTTCAAGTAGTCCGGCACCTTCGCCGACAGCATCGAGGAGGGCTCCGACGGCTTCGGCGATTCCAGCAGCTCGGGCGACGCAGGCGTCTCCACCTCTTCGACTGTCGTCAAGCATGGTTTCGAGCTCGTTGCGCATCCGGCCTGTCCGAGCAGTAAAAGCAGCCAGATGAGTGTCTCGTTGGCGAAGCGCGTCGGCATGGTGCAGCCTTTCAGTTTCGATGATTTCGTTCAGGTGCGCTTCGCGCAGCGCCGCGGCGTCGCGCTCGCGCTGGCGATCGACGCGGATCGCCTCGGCCGTGGCCTTCGCCAGCCGTGCGTCCATCTGGTCCTGCGCCACCATGCCGGCGCCGGCGCCAAGCCCGAGGACCACGAGCGCGCCCACTGCCAGCTTCAATTTACCTGCGCCGTCCATCCACGTAGCCCTCCAGGATCGCCACCCGCCGGGCGAGCTCGGCGATGCGATCGTCGCGCAGGGCGAGGTCGCGCGTGGCGTCGTTCTGATGGTAGACCTCGGCCTTGATTTCCTTCTGCTGCTCGATCACGGTGTCGAGCTTGTCGGACTGCTTGCCGACCCACAGCAGCACGGCGGCCGTCTGCACTAGAAGCGTCGCCACGATCGGCAGCGGCACCCCGAGCGAGCCGATGGACCACGGCTGGCGCGTCGGGGCGCCGCCCTGATCCAGATCCACGTCCACCGCTCGCAATCGCTCACCCATGCCGAAATACTCGCCTTTCCCCGCCCGTTTGAAGGCTTTAGCAATGCCGCGAACACGGTACAGTTGCCGCAATGGACTGGGACGCCATTTACGCATCGAGCCTGCCGGCCTGGCAGCCGGCCAAGCGTCGGCCGTTCCGCGAGGGGATCTATCGGGTGCTGGTTGTCGCCCGCGATTACCCGAGCGGGGCGGCCGTATCGACTGCCGAGCGCTTCGCCCGCTGGAATGGCGCGTACTGGTGCTGTTGGGGGCTCACCCCGGATCGCGCGGCGCTGGCCTACTTCCCGGGGCCGATCGAGGGCTACCCTTGGCGCCATCTTGAACCTGCTGATTTGCCCCTGAAGGAGCCATCGTGCTGAAACGCATCGCTTTGTTCGCTGTCGCACTTACAGCCTGCGCCACCGTTTTTGCCCAGAGTTGCGGCCTGATTCCATGCATCTGGGTGCCGACCTTCTCGGTCGGCCCGACCGGCGCCCAGTTCTCTGTGCCGTGCTCGCCCACGCCGGGAACTCCGATCAACGACGGGCAGGGCGTCTTTTCCGCCGCCGGCACGTCCACGCTCGTGCAGATCAACAGCACCGATCAGCTGATGGGTACGTCCTACCTGACGGATCAGAATGGCACGAAGTACACCGGTTTCGCCTGCGCTCGCAACACCCGCACGGGCGTGTACGGCTGCCACCTGACGCTCGCCACGCACCCGAGCATGCTCTATGCCGTCGTGGTGCAGGGCACGGCGACCTGCAATCCGGCCGGTAGCAACAAGTACTGGGTGGGCGCACAATAGCGGCCATGATCCAGCCCGACGATGAGGCCCTGAAGGCGCGTCTGACCCTGGCGGAAGGCCGCGTCGAGTACGCCTATGAGGACAGCCTCGGGTTCCTGACCATCGGCATCGGGCACCTGATCGACCGGCGCAAGGGCGGCGGCCTGCCGGAGCCGATCATCGACGCGCTGTACGCCTACGACGTGGCCGCCAAGTTCGGCGAGCTCGACGCGGCTTTCCCCTGGTGGAAGCAACTCGACGACGCTCGCCAGCGCGTGATGGCCGAGCTCGTCTTCAACATGGGCGCGCACGGGCTGTCCCAGTTCACGAAATTCCTTGCTGCAATGCAATCTGGCGACTGGGCGACGGCCGGCGCCGAGCTTAAGGACTCGCGCGCCTACCAGCAGGAGCCGCATCGGTTCGATGCCCTGATCGCGGCCATAGAGGCGCCTGACGCGCCCGCCGTGGCCTGATGAGCCTCCTATCGCTGAT